AAGATGGCTGGTGGCGGCGCTATGGAGATGATGATGGGAACGCCCGCTTTGGTGGGTCGTCCTGCTGTTAACGCTCCTGTTCGCGCCCCCGGCAAGCCCTCTATGGCCTCACGACGCAAGGCAATGATGGCTAAGAAGCCTATGCCTGCTGTAACGCCTTCTGGCCCCGCTATGCCCGCTCCCGCCATGAAAAAAGGTGGCGAGTCCAAGAAAACGCACATGGCTGAGATGTCAAAGATGAAGGGTCTTGAGAAAGAACTGAAGTCTCACGAGTCCAAGCCTGCCAGCAAGGGCCACAAAGGTCTGAAGACTGGTGGCGTGACTAATGGTCAAGGTGGCTACAAAACTGGTGGTGTTGCCCTTGGTAACGGCGGCGGTTACAAAACTGGCGGCGTCTCAATGAGCAATGCTGGTGGCTACAAAATGGGAGGTAAAACCTCAAAAAAAGCCTTCGCGGCGGGGGGTACTGTTAATTCAGGCAAACCCGTCGCGATGCCCGAAGGTCGCAAACCTGTACCCGCCCCTGTAAGAGTTAGCCAACTGGCTGGTACTTACAAGAACGGTGGTCGAGCAACTCCCGCGGAAGCACGCTTGTTGAAAAACAACGCCGCAGAGAACTCGACTGCTATGCGCGAAGCTAAAACTGACAGCAACCTGAAATATGGTTCGCCTAAGCGGATGCAGAGCGGTGGCGCAATTTCTAACAAAGACATCGCTAATGCTTATGCAATTGATAAAGCAACAGGCGATAAACTTGTAGATTTGTCCAAAGGTGGTTACGACAAAGCTGGAAAGAACAGCCGTGAATTAGAGGATGCATTGAATCCTTTGAGCATGGCTAAAGAACTTTACGGCAAGGCTCGTGATTACTTTAAAGGCGAAGGCTCAGTTACGGACAAAGAAAGGTCGATGCTTCCATCTGGAAGCGTCACCAAAACTGAAAAGTCTGTGACGGTTGCACCAGCAGGAAAAAGACGCGGCGGACGCGCTTGTTGAAAACGAGTGGGGGCTTCGGCCCCTGCTTTTAATTGGAGAATCGCATGAAAGTGCAAATAGTTTCAAAGACAGGTACTGGCTCTAGTTCCGCTTTGGTGATGAATACAAACGTCAGCCCCTTCAATGTGGGTTTTGGCGTTGTTGTGACTGGCACGGTCAACTATACCGTTCAGCACACTTTTGACGACCCTGCGGTGGGTTTTACCACTTGGTTCAGCCATCCAACGATTGCCAGCAAGACTGACAACCAAGATGGCAACTATGCGTTTCCTGTGACTGGTATCAAGGTTCTGGTGAACTCTGGTGCTGGTACGGCAACGATGAACCTCGTACAAGCAGGTATTTAATATGCCCTACGTTGGTTACACAGGTGTAGCCAATCAAGCAAACACCAGCGATGGTTTTGCTTTGAATGTGACTGCCGCAAATGTGGTGGGCGCGACACCGGGCGATGACGTGGGGGACAACGGTGTCGTTGACCTCTACGGTGGCGCGGCGCGGACTAAGTTTTACATCCTGATGGAGTCATCGGGGTACGTCTTGCAAGAAGACGATTTTAAAATTGAATTGGAGAGCAACTAATGGCTGACCAAAAAATATCGGCAATGCCGAATGCGGCAACGCTCACTGGAGCGGAACTTGTTCCTCTTGTTCAATCGAGTGCCAATGTCAAATCAACACTGTCCACATTGAGCGCATTCTCCCGTGGAAATGCTGGCGCATTTTCAAGCAGTGTCACTCAGACTGGGTCAACCACTGCTGGAACTGCCTTTACATTTAACACCACAGACTATGCTGGTGGCGTTACCTTGGCAAGCAACTCACGAGTAACTGCTCCTGTTGCTGGCACATACAATTTACAGTTCAGTGTGCAACTGCAAAGCACGGATGTTGCCCCTCAAGACGCTTACATTTGGTTAAGAGTTAGTGGCACAGATGTTGGTGGTTCTGCTGGTCGTGTTGGTATGCCCGCACGGAAAAACCCAAGTGACCCATTCCATGCAATTTATGGCTGGAACTACTATTTAACTTTGACTGCCAACCAGTATGTTGAAATTATTTGGTTGCCTACCGCACTAACAATTTCAGTTCCGACTTATGCGGCCCAGACAACTCCTGCAATCCCATCGACGCAGTCTGTCGTTGTGACTATGAGTCAGGTGGCATGATGCCAAGCAAATCATCTTCTCAACACAATTTAATGGCGGCGGTTGCACATAACCCTGCGTTCGCCAAGAAGGTAGGAATTTCTCAAAAAGTCGGCAAAGAGTTTGCCAAGGCTGATGAGGGCAAGAAATTTAAAGGAGGCGGTCTCTATGACAACATCAATGCAAAGCGTGAAAGAATCGCTGAAGGCTCTGGCGAAAAAATGCGCCGAGTGGGTAGCAAAGGTGCGCCAACGGCTCAAGCCTTCCGAGAGTCAGCCAAAACAGCCAAACCAAAATGAGCAAGAAAAAAGTTAATCTTGCAGTTGGTCGAGGCGAGAAGTTGTCCGTTGAAAAAGGTGCTGGATTAACTGCCAAAGGTCGGGCAAAATACAACCGTGAAACTGGGAGCAATTTAAAGGCTCCTCAGCCTCAAGGTGGGGCGCGAAAGGACTCTTTTTGCGCTCGTATGTCAGGCGTTGTAGAGCATTCAAAGGGAGATGCCCCGCGGGCAAAAGCATCTTTGAAGCGTTGGGATTGTCCCGGTTGGTAAACAGGAGAGAAAAAATGCCATTTCCAAAAGAAGTTATTTCCGAGAATTTAGAAAAATATGGCCCCAAGGTGGGTTCTAATGTTGACAAACTTGAGGAAACGGTATCTCTTGCCGCTGGTCGCAAGCCCCGCGAAAGAAACGAAATGCTAGGCCAAAACATAATGGCTATGGCTGGTCGCTCTGACGCCCGCAAGCAGAATGAAAAACTTATAAAAGAAGCCCAAGAGTTGGGTGACCAATACAAGCGTGAGGCCAGAGGCACAGAAGACACCTCCAGCACAATCCCTAAGCGTATGCTAAGTGCATTGGGTTTCAAGCATGGTGGAAAGATTTCAACCTGCTCTCCAAACAAAAGCCAATCACGGTGGTAAGTAATGGCGTATTCTGACACCTACGGACAAACATACAACGTACAGACGTTGATTGACCACGGCGCTCGTCGGTGCGGAAAACTTGCCGAGGAGTTGACATCTGAGCAGGTCTTGTCTTCTCGCCAGTCGCTTGGCTTTCTTTTGTCTAACCTCATCAACCGAGGTATTCAGTACTGGTGCATCAGCAAAGAGGTTATTGGCCTGACGCCAGACAAATACCGCTACACCCTGCCTGATGGGGCTGTAGACACGTTAAACGTGCTGTATCGCACCCTGAACCGCCCTTCTGGCGCGTACACCTCTTCTGCTGGCGGAACGGTTGCAAACCTGTACGACGGCAACATTGACACCTACGCCCAGCAGACTTCTGCAAATGGTAACTTCACGGTCAACTACGGCACGACAAACCCTATCTATGCAGGCTCTATTGGGTTTTTGCCCTACATTGCAGGCGGTGGCTCGGCAACTTGGAACATTACGCTCGAATACTCAAGTGATGGGGCGACTTTCAACACTTTGGAGAACCTTGGCGCAATTTCGGTGACCGACAACACATGGGTGTGGACGGACATTGACCCGGGGCAAAACGTCGCTTTCTACCGCATTAGAGCCTCCTCTGGCACGACTTTAGCCCTGCGTGAGTGGTATATCGGCAATAACAGCACCGAAGTGATGATGTCTCGCTTAAACCGCGATGACTACACAAACCTGCCAAATAAGAACTTCACAGCGAACCAGCCCTACCAGTTTTGGTTTGACCGCACGATTCCTAACCCCACGATTTACCTGTGGCCTACCCCTAGCAATGCATTCGTGCAAATGACTGTGTGGTACTCCACCCAAATCATGGATGTGGGTGCTTTGACGGATGAACTACAGATTCCACAGCGCTGGTACGAGGCTGTGCTGTTTATGCTGGCTCACCGTATGAGCCTCGAACTCCCACAAGTTGGCATGGACAGGGTTCAGTATCTTGAGAAGATGGCTGAGAAGTATCTCTACGAGGCAGAGCAGGAAGAGCGCGACAAGTCGCCAATCTACTTTGCCCCTAACATTTCCCCGTATACGAGGTAACCGATGCCAGTCTTCATGGACACAATTGGTCTGTCTTCTCTTGCCATCGCGGTGTGCGATAGGTGCAAGATGAAACGTGCCTATGTGGACTTGAGGCCCGACGGGAATTCCCCCGGACTGCGTGTGTGCGGGGAAGGTTGCTGGGACACCCTTGACCCTTACCGCTTGGCGGCACGCAAAACCGAGAGGATTAACCTTCGCTTTGCACGCCCTGATGTAAGCGTTGCGGCAAACGACAATTTCTTGATGACGGGTAGTCAAAACTTGGATGGCTCTAGCCAGTTCCAGATTTCGACTGAGCAAAACACTCAGACGCCGACTAACACAGGGAACAAAGACACAATTGCTCCGAACCCTCCAGACAATACGAGTACATAAATGTCAGCACAAGTCACCATACTCCAACTCCCAGCCGCTGGTGCTATCACTGGCACTGAGGCTGTTCCTATTGTCCAAAATGGCGTGACGGTACAGACGACCACGGGCGCAATTACTAATTCGCCATCGCAGACATATACATACCTGACGGTAACCCAGACTCCGCAACTGCCTAACAGTCGCTACATTGGCGGGACAAATGGCTTGACTGTGACTGATGGGGGCATTCAAGGGGTGCTGAATGTCACGACCTCTGGCGCTTTATTGCAGATTGTTCAGGCTGATACTGGATTCCTTGTTAAAACGTCTTCTACGACCGTTACGCGCCGTTATATTGAAACTGTAGGCACTGGCATATCAGTTTCCAACGGTAGTGGGGTTAGTGGCAATCCGCAAATCGAGTTATCTAATCAGCTTCAACTTTTTTCAAATGCCAGCTTGAATGGCTTTGTGGTTCTTACAAGCGGCGGGGCAGTTACAAGCACGACGATGGTTGGCACTGCAAATCAGATTGGCATCACAAACCCTACAGGGGTAGGTAACCCAGTTTTCTCGATTGCTGACAACGCAGTGATGCCGGGTACTGGTGCGATGACCATCCCCAAAGGCACATCAGGCCAGCAACCCGTTGCATCCGTAGATGGCATGATTCGTTACGACACCTCTTATGGTGCGTTCTACGGCTATTCTGGCGGCTCGTGGAATCAGTTTTCCCTGTCTGGTGGTGTTACTCAGGTCAACACTGGCACAGGTCTGACAGGTGGCCCAATCACGGGTGTTGGCACAATCTCAATTGACAACACCACTGTGACGTATGGCTCTTATGGCTCTACGACTCAAGTTGGCACGTTTACTGTCAATGCTCAAGGACAGTTGACTGCCGCCGCTAACGTGACAATCAGCGCGTCTGGCATTGGCGCGGTGACCACCATCAATGGCACTGCAAACGAAATAACATCATCAGGTGCATCGACTGTCACCTTGTCTTTGCCTGCGGCCTTGACCTTTACTGGTAAGACAGTAACAGGTGGTACTTTCACGGGTACTACGGTAACTGGCGCCACTCAGACTGGCGGAACAATCAACAACACCCCAATTGGTGGTACGACCCCAAGTTCTGGTGCTTTTACGACTATTTCAGCCTCTGTAAGTGGAACTGTTGGCGGGGACACAATTACCACCAATACAGCGACTCAGACCCTTACAAACAAAACTTTGACCCTCCCAGTCATTGCTTCTATCAGCAATACTGGTGTTTTGACTTTGCCTACGTCTACCGATACTTTGGTAGGTAGAGCGACGACTGACACATTGACCAACAAGTCGATGAGTGGGTCAACTAACACATTCACGAATCTGCCCAACAATGCGCTGACAAACTCGTCAATCACTGTTGGAACAACTGCAATTGCTTTGGGCGCCTCAAGTCTTACCTTGGGTGGTTTGACTTCTGTTGCTGTGACGCAAGACCCAACAACCGCGTTGCAGTTGGCAACTAAGCAGTATGTGGACACGTTGGCGGCGTCTGGTATTCACTACCACGCGCCTGTTTATGTTGAGTCACCAGACACCGCTGGGAACTTGAATGCAACGTATAACCAACCCGGTGGGGCTGGCGACGGCGTAGGCGCTACCCTGACCAACGCTGGCGCACAGGTGGCTTTGACCATCGACGGCGTCTTGATGACCGTTGGCAAGCGGGTGTTGATTTACAACCAGACCAACCAAACTCAAAACGGTGTGTACACCGTCACTGTTGTTGGTGATGGCTCGACAAACTGGGTACTGACCCGCGCAACTGACGCAGACACATATGCACCCTTCAGCCCTAACTCACTAGGCCAAGGCGACGCCTTCTTTGTGCAGGCAGGAAATACAGGCGCAGGCGAGACCTACATCTGCAACACTGTTGGCACTATTGTGTTTGGCACGACCAACATCACGTTTGTTCAACTTTCGTCTGCTCAGATTTACTCTGCTGGTACTGGCCTGACGCTGACCAATACGACTTTCAGCATCACAAATACGGCTGTAGTGGCTGGCTCCTACGGTTTGGCGGCTTCTGTACCTACGATTGCAGTGAATGCTCAGGGTCAGATTACAAGCGCCAGCAACACCGCAATTGCAATCAACGGCAACCAGATTACCTCTGGCACTGTGGGTTCTGCTTACATTTCAGGCTCTTACACAGGAATTACAGGTGTAGGAACTGTGACCGCGGGTACTTGGAACGCAACCACGATTGGCGTGGCCTACGGAGGCACTGGGCTGGCCTCCTACACCCTTGGCGATATGTTGTATGCCTCTGGCACTTCAACGCTGTCTAAGCTGGCTATTGGCACGGTGGGTCAAGTCCTGACCTCAACAGGCTCTGCTCCGCAGTATGTGGCTCAGTCAACCCTGTCTGTAGGTACGGCGACCAACTTGGCGGGTGGCACAACAGGTTCTTTGCCTTACCAATCAAGCGCAAATACAACCACTTTCTTGGCGCTTGGCACATCTAGCTATGTGCTGACTGCTGGCGCAAGCGCTCCTCAATACGTTGCTCAATCTACTCTGTCCGTTGGAAGCGCAACAGACGCAACAAATACCGCTATCACGGCAAATTCGACCAACGCAACGAACTACCTTACTTTCGTGAGCGCTACTAGCGGTAACCTTGGGCAATTGGTAAACTCATCAATAACTTGCAATCCCTCAACTGGCGTGCTGACAGGCGGGATTTCTGGAGGAACTTTCTAAAATGGCGGCAATAAATTACACCCCAATTCAGTTGTACAGAAGTACAACGCCTTCTGCCGTTCCTCTGGCGGCAAACCTTGCGGCTGGCGAACTGGCACTGAATATCGTTGACGGCAAGCTGTACTACAACGACAGCGGAGTGGTCAAGCTGTTGGCCTCCAATGCCGCCACCACGGTTGTCAACACAATTACGTTTGGCACGACTGGCCTGACCCCATCGGTTGCGACTTCGGGCGCGGTTACTGTGGCGGGAACTCTGGTTGTCGGAAACGGCGGCACAGGACTCACCACAATCACCGCAGGGCGCATTTTGTACGGTGCTGGTACATCAGCCATCGGAAACTCTGCAAGCCTCTTCTGGGACACCGCAAACAGCCGTTTGGGCGTGAATACCGCAACTCCAGCGGTAACTGCCGAATTGGTGGGTACGGATGCAATGCTTATTCCCAAGGGAACGACAGGAAACCGTCCTACAGGCGTTTCAGGCTATTTGCGTTTCAACACTACGACGACCGAGTTTGAGGGCTATAACGGCACTGCATGGGCTTCTGTGGGTGGTGCGGCACTGAGCAACGACACATCAACTACATCGAACATCTATCCGCTGTCTGCGGCGGCTACTTCTGGCACGGCATCGACGCTGTACACATCGAACGCTAAGTTCCTGTACAAGCCTTCTACTGGTGAGTTGCAAGCCTCTGAAATTGTTGCAACAAATGGCTTGCTTGTGAATGCGACCGCAGTGAGTGCAAATTACACTATTGGCGCTGGCTACAACGCATTCTCTGTTGGCCCAATCACAATTAACGCAGGAATTTCTGTAACTGTTTCCAGTGGTCAACGCTGGCTCGTTCAATAAGGGATAAACAATGCCAAATGTAATTAACGGAACATCCACAGGCTCTGGGGGTCTAATCACCACTGGAGACGACAGTGGAATCCTGAACATTCAGACAAACGAAACAACAGCTTTAACCATTTCAACAGGTCAAGTTGTTACTTTTGCACAGGCTCCCGTATTTCCTGCGGCATCTATTCCTCAAGCCGCACTTGCCGCTAATGTGGCTGGCAACGGCCCTCTTTTAATAAGTGGCTCTTCAACTGGCGTAAGTGCGCCGACTGGAACTACAACTGTATTTACATCATACGCCGCAAGTGCGGTTGATACAGCAAGTGCTTTTAACACGGCAAATGGCAGGTTCACGCCTCAAATTGCAGGATACTATTTGGTTAGTGCGTGGGTTGGATACGACAGCAATGGAATCAACGCTTCGTCTTTTAGTTCAAACATTCTTAAAAACAATGCTGCTTATGCATATTTTGGTAGCGGCTCCAGTTCTACCGTGTATCCAAAAATTGAAGTGACTAGCCTTGTTCCAATGAATGGAACAACTGACTACATTACGGTTGCCGCTTATCAAATCAGCGGTGGCACAGCAACCAATCTTTATGCACAACTACAAGCAGTTTTAATAAGGGCCGCATGATGACACTCTACGAAAAAATCAAATCAATTTATCCGCAGATTGAAGATGCTGAATTTCGCCAAGTGTATGGAAGCATCTCTTTGTTCAAAGAGGGTGACCTTGAATACATTGCGAAGTGGGAACACCCAACACTGCCTCGCCCCACTGAGGAGCAATTAACATGATTTTAATTGAATCACTAACACAGCGTATTACTGCGCTTGAGGGAGCATAAACATGGCTTACGGCACGATTAACGCAGAACAGTTAACCACGCAGTCTGGCTACACGCTAGGCGCTGGTGACTCATCGTCCTACAAGAATAAAATCATAAATGGGGCTATGGTCATTGACCAGAGGAATGCGGGAGCGAGTGTTTCAACTTCTGCCGCAACAATAGCATTTACCTTAGATAGATGGGCTTACGGCGCCATCCAAGCATCTAAGTTTACTGTTCAGCAAAACGCAGGCGGTGTAACTCCTCCAGTGGGGTTTACAAACTATTTGGGATGCACATCAACTTCGGCATACGCTGTAGCCGTTGGTGATTTTTATGAAGTCAGGCAACCAATTGAAGGCTACAACATTGCAGATTTGGGCTGGGGTACAGCAAACGCTAAACCCATAACTCTTTCTTTCTGGGCGTACTCAAGTTTGACAGGAACTTTTGGCGGTGCGTTAACTGGCAATGCTGGAACTTCTTATCCGTTTTCTTACTCCATTCCAGTAGCAAATACTTGGACACAAATTAGCATTTCGATTGCTGGGCCAACAATAGGTACTTGGCAGACAACCAATTCATTAGGAGTTTTGGTGCGCTTTAGTCTTGGCACGGGAACTATTTACAGTGGCCCTGCTGGCTCATGGTCAAGTTCAATCTACGCATCTAGCACAGGTGCGGTCTCTGTTGTCGGAACAAACGGCGCAACCTTCTACGTCACTGGCGTTCAGTTTGAGACAGGAACTGTAGCCACATCATTTGACTATCGTTCGATTGGTACTGAGTTGGCTTTGTGTCAGCGGTATTTTGAAACTTTTAAAAACTCGTCTGGCACTACGCAAAACCTTTATTTGGGTTATGCAATCGGAGGAAATGCCGCTTGGGTAAATTCTCCGTTTGTGTATCAAGTAACAAAACGAGCAACACCTACAGTTACCACAAGCAATCTTGGTGGAACTAACTTTACTTTATCTCTAGTAAGCGCGTCAGTCAATTATGTGAGTTTGCAATTTACTTCGGCATCTGCTGGTACTACACAAGTATATGTAGTTGACGGCAACACATGGTTAACTGTTTCATCGGAGTTGTAAATGTACAAAATAATTAATGACTTTTTGACAAAAGAGGCTGGCCTTGTTGTTCGCCTGTCAGACAACGCTTTCATCCCATTTGACCCCGACAACACCGACTACCAAGCCTACCTAAAGTGGGTTGCTGAAGGCAACACTCCAACCCCTGCTGAAGAACAAGGAGCATAACTATGACGCTAATTTTATCCGGGAGCGATGGTTTATCAGATGTTGATGGTTCTGCCGCAACCCCTGCTATTAGAGGTACTGATGCCAATACGGGCATATTCTTTCCTGCCGCAGATACGATTGCTTTTTCTGAAGGCGGTGTAGAGGCGGCTAGGTTTGATAGCGCGGGAAATTTGGGTATTGGTACTACAAGTCCTGTTTCTCCATTGACTGCGGCAAGAGGAAACGTAACTGGTGCTGGGCAATGGGCATCTTCTGCTATTGCTGTGTATAACCCAACAAATACTGGTGCGTATTCTCAGATTTCATTTGGCTACACATCTGGCACGACAAACGCTTCTGCGTATATGGGTTTTGTTTCAACCAATCAAGGCTCTAACGGCTTTGGCGACTTGGTATTTGGAACAAGAGCAGTAAATACTGATACTCAACCAACAGAACGCGCCCGTATACTGTCAGATGGTGTGTTGCTAGTAGGTACTTCAACAACTTTTAATGGTACTTCGATAGAACAAGTATCAGGCAATCCTGTTGCTAACCAAGTGTTTTCAGCAAGGCACACAGGAGCAAATCCAAACGGAATGTACTTAGTTTATACAGGCGCTACTCCAAATGGAGGTGCTAATTATTTTATTCTTGCTTCGGATGGCACAACCCGTTTTTACGTTGCCTCCAATGGGGGTGTTGTTAATTATCAAGCAAACGATGGAAACTTGTCTGACCGCAGAGAAAAAACAAACTTTGCTCCTGCCAAGTCATACCTTGATGTAATCTGTTCAATACCAGTTCAAACATTTAATTACATTGACCA